CATAGCGTTTTTCTAAGTAAGCTTTTATCAACACATTGCTAGCGAGTTCTTGTGTGACTTCCCCTAGCTGCTCTGCTAGAACCTTTTCCAGGTCTATAACCTTTTCTAGATCTACATTTAACCCATTATCCATTATACGTACAGCATCTTTAACCAAGTGTTTTGCTGTATGTTTGTAGAAGTATCCAAAAGGATAGTCTACTGTTTTAGGTTCTGGCATAGGCAATTGGTCCCACGGACTGTACCCTTCCACACCTTTTAAGAGTTTCACACTACTTTCTCCTTCTCTTTGAACTCTTTACAATCTTCGTCGATACAAGTGTTTAAGTACTGAAAAAGTTTCCATGTGGCACATGCATCAATCGCAGCGTATTTAAGGACGTACTCCTTATACTGTTGAGACACATCAAAACTGTCGGAAGAGATACCCCAGTCCCCGTACCATGCCCCTGCCAAGTCTTTCAGACCTGTCTTTGCTTTAAACACTTCCACATGGTTTATAATAGTTTTGGCCATGATTTGTGTATCTTCTATGTCCGGCGCGTCTCCGTCAGCGTAGTACCTTATAAAACGTCCGTCATACCCATAATTGTGCCAAACCTGTTTTCGTAAAGTAGTAGTTAGGAATTGCAAAACAGTATCTGCGATTGGTTGGGCATCTATAATAAAAACAAATGCATCTTTTTCACTCCACGCAATACTGCAGTGTGTGATAGTGCAATGGTATGGGTGACCTAGTGCAGACGCTTTCGCTATTGCCTGTTGTTTAATACGTTCAAGTTTTGCGATTTCTTGAAGCAATGACAACTCTTTTGCCTTTGCTTGTTCTTCTTTGGTATACCGAACACTTGTTTCAAAATCACACGCTATCAAGTCCGGCAAATTATCAAGCCACCCTTGTGCAGTCTTAGCGTCGTTTGTGTATTCGTATTGTACTTCTATAATGCGTTCAACTTGCACGATGTGGCCCCTTTCAGGTGTTTGTTACATTAGAAACTTCGCGTTGCATAATCGTACACTGCATCTTGTTATACCGACGTAATACAAATTAAGGGTTTCCTTATCGCTAGTATCAAGATCTAGGCGTAATGCTGTACGTTCTTCATCCGACGTACACTCATCAAAACGTTCCATTATAACTTCTAAAGACTTATTCATGTCAGGGGCTAAGATGACTTCATCGAATTCCAAACCCTTGCCGGAGTGTGCTGTAAACAACATGAAATCTTGTTTTTTGCCTTCATGGTTTTTTGCTTCGGCATACGTATCGAAAACAGCTGATTTACCTATACGAGACACGAGGTTAAGGGATTGCACTAGTTGTAAATCATCCTCGTACTTGTCTCGTAGGAAAGCGTTCATTGTTTTATGCTGCTGCTTAACTCCGTCAAGATTTTCAAACCAACCATCAACGTCAGCTTGGATATGTTTATACGCAGTATCATAAATCTTACCTTGATACTTTAAGCCGGCCACCATTAAAGGTACTTTAAAGATGTCCTGTGCTCTTCGAACTAGGCCGTAAGGCACACGGTCTTTGTTTAGTTCAATGATTTTACCGATCAGTCCTGCATTCGTGCGTGAAACGTACCCAATCGTTTTGATCTTAGTGTCAGTAACTGGTACCCCTTTAAAAACCATGTCAGGATCCAAGTACTTTCGGCAAAACTGTTCGACACGCTGTGCTACATTTTCAGGTACACGAAACGACTGTGTAAGATTAAAGGTGATACCTTCGCTTTTTAAACATTCAAAACAGTTAATAGTATAGTTGAACGTAAATATGTTTTGATGGGCATCTCCCACAGCCACTTTACATTTACCATTAAGCAACTTAAAAATTTCTAGGGTGACTTCGTTTAGGTCACCAGCTTCATCAAGAAGCACTAGATCATATTCAACCTGCTCAATCTTGTCTTCTGCTAAATACATATGAAACAGCTTTAAGTAAAAGTCATGAGTACACTCGATCTTACCTGTAGACATAAGGGTAAGGTACTTGTTAGCTAGTGTGGCGTCATTAAGTTCGTGCTTTTTTGCAAAGTCGTCGTAACTAAGGTAGTTAGACAGGCAGAATTCTTTAATATTTTCAACTAGTTGCGCTTTTTCGGAGTAAGGCATGCGATCTTCGACCTGCCTAGCCCCAAAGAACCCCACCTTCAGTTTAAGGGTAGGTACCATTGCCTTATATGCTAATGAATGCGTTGTACGGCAATCGATATGGTTAGGGAATTTTTTGCTTGCGTTGGTAGCTAGTGCTTTGTTGTATGCTAAATAGAGCCCATTGCCGGAAGTAACGTCAGCAATTGCTCTGAGCAGTGTAGTATTGTGAGTAACAATAAAATTATCTGTCAAGTAGAGGTGATCTGTATTGTCTATCATAATACATAATTGCTCTTCTTGTTCATCTAGTAGTTCAATACCTGTAACGTATCTGGAAGATGGGTTCTTCTTTGAAGGTTTCCAACCATCTGCCTTACGCTGCAGTGAAAATGGGTTTAAAGGCATCTTCACATTTATAGTGTAGCAATCTGCACATTTACGAGAATCGGCACCGTACCTGATAGCAATCCCTCCAAGACTCTGTACTAAGACTACTACTGCGTCTAATAAAGATCTATTCGTATTACTAAAAGTAACTCGGTTTCTTAACACACAACCGTCTGTATCCATTAAACCCCTCAGCAAGTCTAGCCGTTGGCTTATTGACCCGCGTAGGTACTCTTCTGGCACATGTTTATTGTTTTTAAAGTTTTTTAGTAGTTGCTGTGTTTTGTTTAGTGATACTTGTTTACCATTTGATGATGTACTACGAGGAGAGCTGGTTTGTGGAATCTTATGTTCGTGCTCTATAATACTTTTTACTTTGGTATAAATATACTCATCTTGTGAATGAAAAGATAACGCAGGGGTATTGCTAGTAAAAGTACCATCTCCAAGAAACGCTCCTAATACATATGGATGTACAGGGAGATTTTTTTCTGTATACGCTATAGGTTCTGTTAAAGGTATTTTAAATTTATGCATTCCACAAGGTTTACAAATACCATCCTCTAGCAGTTCTTTTGTAGTACGTACTTTAGGCTTGCTATTACTTCTATAAGTTAACCAGTTATGGTTTAATCCGGCTCTGGTAGTAGTACCATCCCTGAACGTAAATTTATAGACATCTTTTTTTCCTTGTGGAAAGATGCCTGTCACTGTTGTAAGTTTACCGTCTGCACCGTATATATGGTCGCCAATGGTAATATCTTTCAACTGCCTGTCTCCGGATGGGGTTTTTACGACGCAGGTAATAGGCTGTTCTTTTCCTGATCCAGCGATGGAATTCACTAGCACTATTTTAGGGTTTACGGGGTTAAGCTGTATGTAATCAACAATTTCTTGTTGTTGGTCTGTAAGTGTCATTATAAGATAGTCCTAGTTATAAAAGTAGTTCAGGGGCGTATTCTAAGGCCTGTGCGGTTAAGTAACGAGTGACCTCACAACTATGGTCTTTAGCAAATTCCGCGTAAAGAAAGTAGTTTAGTGGGTGCGTACATAGCGTACCTTTGTAGTAGTCATGTACAAAAGTGTCATTATCTACATAATCTCGTATACACTGGGTTATAACAGAATCTCGTTGTAGTTTGCTTAGGTGGTATTTTTGACAATACTTCTTAAGCCTAGAAAACGACTGTACTGAAGGGGCAAGAATCTTTAAAGGGTCTTTGGCTTCTGGCCGTTGTATGCAGGTACCGTCAGGAAGAATCCCTTGCCTGCAAACGTTAATATCCAGCTTATCGAAAATTTCATCAGGTGTACCAAACCGTACCTGTACATATTGTACTGCGAAACCTGAAATAATGCCATAAGCCGAATTACTACAGCATGTATCTAGCGAGTCTTTTCCTGCCAAAACAGTTCTTTCAACTGCTTCATCAAAATACTTCTTTGTCTTAAAAAATATATCAATATCGTTATAAAAATCTACGTCAGGATTGGCATAACTCCCTGAAATAAACCACCCCTCCGCACCCAGGTATGGGTAGAGCGCTTCTAGTGTTTCCTTAATATGTCTACCCATACCTATTTACACCTCCTTATAGTATTATTTTAATACCTGAGTGATGTTGTGGTACCTCCTGATTCGTCGTACAGGGTGGTGGTGCCTTTCAGCACCTCCCCCTGGCTAACAAAGTTTCCTGTATCTAAAGACAGGAGTCCGGTCTTACGTAGTCGTATGATTCGATCAACAACTCGACCACGTCGTATACCGTAGTCTGGCCTTAAGGTTTTAAGTGCACCCATGATTACCTGTATATTGAAATCATGTCGCGAGCATAGCTCTGCGAATTGTGCATCATCAATTTTTATACACACTAAAAACTTTCTCAGACGTTAAGATTTACCGAACATAGGGCGTTTTGCTGTAGTCTTTGCCGCAGGAGCAGCGGCTGCACCTTTACCACCACCAGAACGTGATTTAATCCACTCCTGTACAGCGTCAGCAGTCAAGCCATCTTTGTATGTGACGTTGGATGCATACTTTTCTGCATCTTTTGTCAAGCGGCTACCAATATCTGTGCCAGATTCTGCTTCAGCTGCGGTAGCGCCATCTTCACGGTAGAACGCCTTAACAGCCTTACGTTCTTGAATTGCATCATTCCATACAGAGTATTCCATCTGCACACGCATTTTTAGTGCAACATCCACCAGTTCTGGAATAATCTCCATCTCCATCGGCTTTTGTGCCTTACCTACAAGCTTTTCAACGGTCTCGGTTTCAATCTCTTGCCCATCTTCCATACCAGCAATAATGCACAGGCGGTTTAGCAGGTTATGGGTAATTTCATTAATCTTTTTATCTTTGCCTAGTAGGATAGGGCCGTAAATAGTCTGGTCCATCCCTTGGTGGTTGATGTTGAAATTGATCTGGCATGCACCATTCTTTGTCTCAGCCAGCTGTACATAATTTAGTACGATATCGTAGATACCTGACTGGTTGATAAATGCGCCTCCGTTGGAGTCTTTCATGTCTTCGGCTTTTTTAGATACTGATAATTTCATAGTTGTTTCCTTAAATTTTTAGTAGTTATAGGGCAAAAGTGCCCACTTGTGATTGTACGTTAGTTAAGAGATCCATATGGCCTCGAAGGGTATAATATGTTTCACCTGCTTTGAGCTTTTTACTGTCATTCGGATGTACAAAGTCCTCAATCCACATAACGTCAGGCAGTTCTGACAATGTGGTTCTAGCTAGTTTATCAGCACCACGCATGTATACTCTGCGCTGGTTTTTTGATAATTCGATAGTAATAGACTCATTTGTAATACTAAAAAACGCTTTTCTCTCCAAGAACTTACCAGACCCGAACGGCAGATACCGTCCAGTTGCTTTTCCTTCTTCTTTTTCTGGGATAATATGGTTTAAGAGAATTATATTAATACCGCTCATCTCAAGAGATTCATGGATAAACTGCGTAAGAAGTCCCATTTCTTTGGTTACTTCAGCCCCTTGACTCCCATACACGTTAAGTTTTTGTGCAGCAGTGTTGATTACGTCCATAAAAATTTGTGATACTGAATCAAAAGCAACTGTTGTTGGGTAGGCCCCATACATATCGTAATACTTTTGGATCTTTTGTGTAACCCCTTCTAGAGGTTCTCCTTGCGCGTTTTTACCTCCGTAGAGGAAAATACTCATGTTCACCCATTCTTCCGCCAGAAAGTGTGGAAGTGGTAATCCAAATTTTTTACCGTCTCGTGAGACTACGAAAGTGTCTGTACCCATTGAGCGTAATAGCTCAGTTTTTCCTACACCCGCCTCTGAATTCACGAGTAGTTTAATTGCGTTGTTCATTTTACTCCTTGTTTATAAATTTAGGTATTTTATGTGTTTTAAGCCTCAAATCTTGGCTTAGGAGATGGTGTAGTTCTGGTTTAGTATTCCACGCTTGTACAGATTCAGCAATTAGTTGTAAACAGGATCCAATCAGTGCTAAAGATTCTGCTGTTACTTCCTCAGTCACAGCAGAAATCTGTGAAGGGTAGTCTTTTAAAGGCTTCCCAGTTTTTTCGCTAATTCGTCCTGTCACACTTCGCGTAATGTACACCAGCTGAATTTTACTTACTGTAATACCTAGCTGCTTTAACACCCACGCGTACACCATCTGTTGAAACCAGTAGTTCCGTGAAAACTTGTTTGGTGGTGATAATGCACTGCTTGTTTTCCAGTCCCTAATAGTCACTTCCCCTATATAGGTAATTGTACCATCTGCTGATACTACATGATCCCCACACAAAGCATCAATAGACCCGCCTGTCCCAATCCCTGGAAGGATTTCGTGGTAGATAAACTTCTCAGCCTCTGCAGTCGGATTATTCTCCATAAAAGGTAATAAGTTATCTACCATTAGCGGGTATTGCGCCCGAATCAGCTCTGTGTCGAACGCTGTTGGGTTAAGGCTATCAATGTATGTTTCTACAGTTTTATATGATACACATCCCAGTTCTGTGTGCATAG